AGACCTTGCCACCAAACTTCTTGAAAATCCTCGTGAAGTGTTAGAAAAAATTCTTGCTCAAAGAATTGGACCAATTGAGCAACAGATTAAAATCGCTACTTTATCAAACATCAGGAAAGAGTTATCTACAAAATATCCTGATTTTGATAAGTTTGAGCCAAGAATGATTGAACTTTCACGAGAGTTATTTCCTCCAGAAACATTTAGCCCCGATATTCTGCTAAAGCCAGGTGTAATTGAAAAATTATATCTGATAGCCAGAGCAGAAAAAATGCCAGATTATATCAATCAGGCAAAGAAAGAGGCGCAGAACGAATTATTGAACAAAGAAAGCGTTAAAGCAAAAGCGGTATTTGAAACCGGTAAAGCCGGTGAAAAAACGCCCACTTTAACCGAAGAACAGGCCGCAAAGATGTCTCTTGCTGAGTTAGAAAAACTTCTACCTAAAGTAGAATGAAAATAATTCAACAGGAGGTAATATACAATGGCTGCTGTTAATACAACTCTAACGCTTACTCCGGTAATGCAAATCTATTATGATAAGGTTTTGCTTGACCGTCTGGAAGCGCAGTTACACTTTCAGCAATTGGCGACCAAAAAGAACATACCGAAAAACGCTGGTAAGGTGATTTATTTCACTCGTTATCAGAACCTTGACGAGGATACAACTCCGTTACAAGACGGTGTAGTTCCTGCTGCGGTTAGTTTATCGGCTAATAACATCTCGGCCACCCTGGAGCAACTCGGCTCTTATACGACAACTTCCGATTTGCTGGTTATGACTGCTATTGATAACCAGATAAAGTCGGCTCTGGAAGTTTTGTCCTATAAGGCAGCGAAGTCGGTGGATAGTTATATCCGCTCCAAAATTGATGCTGCTGTTCCCGCTTCCTATGCTAATGGTCGGGAGGCGGCTGAAGATGTTCTTACCACTGATGTTCTTAATGCTTCTGAGTTAAGGAAAATGGTCAGAACTCTGAAAGGCCGTGATGTGCCACCTCATTCTGGCGGAGATTATATTCTGGTTGTTCATCCGTTCCAGGCCTATAACTTACAGTCCGATACGGCTGTAGGTGGCTGGCTGGATGTCAACAAATATGTCTCCAACACCACTATTCTGAATGGTGAGATTGGAAAGATTTACGGCGCAAGAGTGCTGGAAAGCACCAATCTTACCAGTGATACGATTTCCGGCGACGAAACGGGTTATTATGCCTATATGCTTGGCTTTAACTCTTTTGCTACCGTGAATATCGGTGGTGGTGCGCTTAAGACCTATGTTAAGCCTGCTGGTTCTGCTGGCTCACTTGACCCGTTGGAACAGATTAACGCAATAGGTTACAAAATAACCTTTGCGGCTGCTGTTCTGGACCCTAACCGGATTGTGAGATTGCTTACCGGTGTTGCTCAGTAATAGTGTTTTAGGTTGAGCCGTGAAAACGGCTCTTCCTTGAATATTATGCTATTAGGTGAACTTAATAGAAAATTAAGACAGTTGAATAAAAACCTGTGGATTTTTATAGGTGAAAATCCATATTCCCCTGCGGGCTTGTATTATTATGATAGGCCGCTGGGATATGGAATTACAAAAGGAGTTATGCTGCCGGAAAGAACAGTAATAAAAAATGGCCGAATAGTTGCTCGTGGCTGGAAAAATGTTTTAGATTTCTGTTTTAATAAGAGATTAACAAGAAAAAGGGGCTATTGATGAAAATATTTATGTATCATAGTGATAACGGCGGCTGTGGATATTTTAGAGTTAAACAGCCAGCAAAATGGTTAGCAAAACATTGTGAAGTTAAAAGATTGCCAGATGAGTATAGCGATAAAATTATACCATTTGAAGACACTTTATCAAAGGATTACAATAAAGAAATCGGGACTTTTAAGGCCCACGCAGAATGGGCTGATGTTCTTTGTTATCAGCGAGTAGATAAGCCAGAATTGGTCTCGCTAATGTATGCGGTAAGGCAAGTATTGAAAAAAGAAGTTGTAGTTGATTATGATGATGACCTGTTTAATGTTCCGCCAGATAATCCCGCTTACCGAGTATTTTTCCCCGGTAGTGAACATCAGTTCTGGTGTATGAAAGCGATGACCGAAGCAAGTTTAGTTACGGTAAGCACAAAATATCTGGCTGATGAGTTTAGAAAATACAATAAAAATATTGAGGTTATACCGAATTATGTTGATTTAGAAGTTATGGGAATTGAAAAAGAAATACCGAAAAGCGATGACAAAGTTGTTATTGGCTGGATTGGTAGTCCGACACATTACAAAGATTTTAAGGAATGTTTGTCAGCATTAAAGAGAGTTTTAAGACATCAAGAGAATGTTATATTTAAGTATGCTGGAATGGAAACTGATTATCTGGCAGATTTGAGAAAAGAGTTTGGCGAAAATAGAATTGTTTCTCTTGGCTGGATAAAAAATAGTGAGTATTACCAGAAATTAAAAGAATTGGATATAGATATTTACATAGCGCCATTACAGAGACACCCGTTTAATGATGGCAAAAGTAATTTGAAGTGGTTAGAAGCGTCAGCCCTGAAAAAGCCATTGGTAGCAAGTAAAGTTGGAGCATTTGACAATATTGAGGACGGAATAAATGGTTTTATAGCAATAGACGAAAGCGATTGGTATTATATTTTAAGTAATTTAGTAAAAGATAAACATTTAAGAGAAAAAATAGGCAATAATGCCTATAATGATGTAAAAAATAATTGGAATATAGAGACGAGAATTAAAGACAGAATAGAAATTTATCAGAGGTATTTACAATGAAATTAAGTGAGATAATAACACAAGTTCGGAGTTTATTGTCTGAGCCAGACGCCACCAATAGCCGCTGGACTGATGACGAATTAACTTCTTGGGCCAATAGAGGCCAGAAAGAAATTGCGGTTTATACCAAGTGTATAAGAAAATCAGTAAGTATTACTTACCCGACTTCCAATACTTTGCCAGATGATTTATTCAGTATTTATGAAGTTAAAGTAGATGGCAAAAGAGTAAGGCCGGCGTCTATCAGAGAATTAAATGATTTCGCTAAAGATTTTGAGACACTAACCGGCACGCCATCATTTTATTATCAGCGCCAGCCAAATACTATTGATTTATTTTACAAGCCAACCGACCCGGTAACTATTCTTGTTTATTATTATGCTTATCCGACTGATTTGTCAAATACAACTGATGTTCCTTTTAATGATATTAAGCAGTATTATGTTTATCACAATATTTTAATTGATTATGTTTTGTGGAAAGCACACTTAAAAGAAAGGATTTTTGACGCTGCGCAGTATTATCAATTAGAATATCAGAGAAGTTTAGCAACTATGAGAATGGATTTGGAATATGAAAATTCAGATAAAGTATGGTCAATCAGGGATGTATCAACAGATAAGTCATCCGTTGATGACCCAAACTATTTATGGACAGGATTAGAGAGACGATAGGAGGAATAAAATGAGCAAAAAATTCTTATTGATTTGCGGACTAATTGTTTTAGGAAGCATTGTCTTAAAGGCAGGAGAGCCAGCGGTTTATGACCCTCGCAACTGGCCGTCAATTTTAGGCGAATATAATGGCGAGACAAAACGGATAAAAGCGACTTCTTCCGGTGAGTTAAAAGTTAATGCCTCTGGTTCGGTGGAGGTTTCTGGCTCAACTATTACCGCCAGAGATTACGAGAGACAGGTTAGCCAGAATTATGTTTCTTCTGCTATCACAAGTCCGTCATCGGTTTCTGTATCTGGCACAGGACTTTCCTGGCTGGTAAAAGTTAATGGCGGAAGTTGTGTATTTAATATCAATGGCGGAAATGATATTGTTTTAAGTGATGGCGAAGGTATTGGCGATGATTTTAATTTCACCAATCCGACAATCAATATCACTTCTCTGTCCGCCAATACAACCGCTTATGTTTATATTCGGTATAGATAATTGTATAGTGAGGTGAACAAAAAATGAAAAAGATATTCAGTATAATATTTTTAATTACACTTTTAGGTGTATTCGGATACACCGCCCCGATATTTATTAGTAATAGTTCTAAACCCGAGCAAGACCCCATTTTCAAATCCTCCGCTCCAGCGACTTATCCTTTTCGCACCGAAGTTAATAGTCAATTTAATGCAGTTGCTATTGATACTACTACCCTTAATAACTTAAAACTTGATAAATCATCGGCAACTGCGACTTATGTAAATAAAGCAGGAGATACGATAAATGGGGATTTAAGTGTTGCTGGTCAGATAAAAACAAATACTATAAATGTATTTAGTGGCAATACTCTTAGTTCTGATTTTACCAATTTGAGTTTTGGGCAAGGAAGTTATGGCAACGACACTTATGGAATTGGAATAGGTCAAAATTCGTATTTTAATCATGATTACGGAATTGGGGTAGGATATGGTGCTTACTATAATTATTCTAGTGGAATTGGGATAGGATACGGTGCCAACAGTAATGGTGGTGGTGGAATTGGGATAGGATACAGTGCCAACAGTAATAGTATTTATGGAATTGGAATAGGTTATCAAGCGAGGAGTAATGACAATTATGGTGTTGGTATTGGTTATTATTCTCAAAACAATAGTTATTATGGAACATCTGTTGGAGCATATACTACTGCTAAATCCT